CGGAGAACATGAAATCGCATTAAAAGATAGCGATGGTAATGAAGTAATTATCAGAGTATTAGTTGCAGATGGTAAAATTACTGAAAGAAGTAATGTAGAAGAAGCAGCACCAGAAGCTCCTGAGGAATCACAAGTAGAAATAGAAAAGGAAATGGAAATGGAAGTAGAAATAGTTCCAGTTGAAAACATTCCAGTATTAGATGACAAAGATGCTAGAATAATGGCATTAGAGAATAAGATAATGCAAATGGAAGCTATGATTAACGAATTCAAATCTCAAAAGATGGCAGCAGTTGATCCTGATGAAGAAGAAGTTGATGTACCTGAATTAGATGGCGCACCAATTGATGAAAATCAAGTTAATCTATCTTCTTTTAAATTCAAAGGAAAATCACAAACAACAATGGATAGAGTTTTACAAAACATATCCAAGTAATATATTTTAAATTCATAAAAAAAAAGAAAATGAAGCAAAAACAAAATTTCGCAACATCTACCTCAATCACCACAACATACGCTGGTGAGTTCGCAGGTAAGTACATTGCAGCAGCTTTATTATCAGGCAAAACTTTATCAGAGAGAGCAATCACAGTTGTTCCTAACGTTAAGTATAAGCAGGTAATGAAGAAAGTAGCTACAACTAACATCATACAAGATGCTACTTGTGACTTCGCAGCAACAGGATCAGTAACTTTAACTGAAAGAATCTTGCAACCAAAAGAATTGCAAGTAAACATCGAATTATGCAAGAAAGATTTTAGAAGTGACTGGGAAGCCGCAGAAATGGGATTCTCTGTTTATGATAATCTTCCTGCTAATTTCACAGACTTTTTATTGGCTCAAGTAGCTGGTAAAGTAGCAGAAGCAACTGAGCAAGCAATTTGGCAAGTAGCAGCATCTGGAAGTGGTAATTTCCAAGGTTTGTTAAGCCAATTAACTGCAGGTGGTTCTGGAGTAGTATCTTCTTCAAATAGTGGAGCAATCACTTCTACAAATGTAATCGCTGATTTAGACGCATTAGTAGCAGCTATTCCTGATGGAGTTTATGGTAAAGAAGATTTAGTTATCTATGTACCAAACAACGTTGGTAAAGCTTATCAACAAGCATTAGGCGCTAACTACGCAAATGGCTACAACAATCAAGTAACTATCGGAGCTAAGCCTTATGATTATAATGGTATACAAATGTTCGTAGCACCAGGTTTAACATCTAACTATATGGTTGCAGCTGAGAAGAGCAATTTATTCTTTGGAACTGGATTACTTTCAGATTCAAATGAAGTAAAAGTATTAGACATGGCTGACTTAGACGGTTCACAAAATGTGCGTATCATAATGAGATACACTGCAGGTGTTCAGTTTGGAGTTGGTTCTGATATCGCAATTCACAAAGCTTAATTATAGTAAATAAATTAATAACAAATAAAAATTAGAAATTATGGCATGTAACTTAACAACATCAAGAACTGAACCTTGCAAAGACTCGGTAGGCGGTTTGCAAGCCGTATATTTTATTAACTATAATGATTCTGCATCATTCGCTACTGAAGATGCTGATGGTTTAATCACTTCATTGGGTTCATCTACAACGGTGTACAAATATGATTTGAAAGGAACTTCAACATATACAGAAACTGTTAACACTTCTCGTGAGAATGGTACAACTTCTTTTACACAAGAAGCAGTATTAAACTTAAAGAAATTAACAAATGCAATGACTAAGGAGTTGAAAACTCTTGCATATGGTAGACCTCGTATGATTGTACACACAAATGCAGGTGATGCATTATTAGTGGGTAAAAGATTCGGAGCTGACAATACTGCAGGTACTATTTCAACAGGAGCAGCATTACAAGATTTATACGGATATTCGATAACAATGCAAGGTAACGAACCTAACTACGCACAATTTTTAAGTGGTAGCTCAGTAACTAATCCATTCGCTGGAATTAGTGGTTCAATTACGGTAGCAACTTATCAAGCAGTATAATTAGTATTTAATATATACGAAGAAATTGAGGGTGTTCATTAATTTGAGCACCCTTTTTTATGCTAAAACATTATCAGCATAAGTTTGTTATATAATAAAGACAAGATAAATACAAGCAAATGATAACTTATTACATAAGTGGTTCAAACCAAATAGGCTTTAGATACAAACAACCTCTATCATCTGGCTCATTAGCATTGAGTTTATTGGATATGTCAACGTTTGTTTCAACATCTATTAATCTTTCTACATCTTCATTTACTAATGAAAGAGACCAACAATTAATTTACTTTAATTTCCCACAAATAAGTGGTAGCCAAACAGGTGATGAATACAAATTAAATGTATGGGATACAACAGGAAGCGTTTCTACATTACAATTTAAAGGAACAATTCAATGTTATGAATCGCAATCAGCTCCATACTTTGTTTCACAATCACAAAAGGTAGATTATACAACTCAAAATAATACATCTCTATCTTATACATCATCTAACGAATATATAATTTTATAATATGAACAATTTAAAAGTAATAAACTTAGCAAGACACGAAATACCTATTATAACAGAAGATACAAAGACAAGACAAGCTTGGGTGCCTGTTGGTATTTATAATAGTGATGATTTCTTTTATCTTATAGAGGAAGCTTATAATTCATCTACAACTAATGCAGCTTGTGTTGAAGGTATAGCAGATTTAATTTATGGAGAAGGTATCTATACTAAAAATTTAGATTTCGAAATGAGTTTAAAAAAGATACTAACTAAGAATGATGGTAGAAAGATATCATTTGATTTAAAACTTTTTGGAAATGCAGCAATGCAAGTTGTTTGGAATGATGACCATACTAAAGTACTTCGTTTATCACATATACCAGTTCAGAAATTAAGAGCAGAAAAGCTTTATGGAGAACCTAAGATAGAAAATTATTATTATTGTACTGATTGGAATGACCAGAAAGCTATTCGTAACAAAAAGAAATTCTCAACATTTGGAACATCTAATGAAAAAGTAGAGATAGCTTATATTAAAGGATATACTCCTGGCAAATATTACTACTCATTACCAGATTGGATATCAGCATTACAATTCACAGCTTCAGAAGCTGAGTTATCTAATTTACACTTGAATAATATTGAAAATGGTTTCTTACCATTAGTAGCAATAAATTTAAATAATGGTGTACCTCCAATAGAAGAGAGAGATATCATAGAAGACCAGATTACATCTAAATTTACAGGTACTCGTAATGCAGGAAGATTCTTAATTACATTTAATGATTCAGCAGAAAATAAAGCTACAATAGATTCAATACAAACTGAGAACTTACATGAGAAATATCAATACGTTGCTAAATACGCTCAAGATAGAATACTTGTTGCTCATAGAATTACATCTCCCTTACTTTTTGGTATTAGAACCGAAGTTAATGGATTTAGCTCAAACGCAGATGAAATGGCTATGGCATTCTCTATATTACAATCTATGACAATTGTTCCATTCCAAAACCTTTTATTAGGAAGTATTGAGGAAGTATTAGAAGTAGGTGGATGGGAAAGCACTGATTTATATATCGAGCAAATAATGCCATTATCAATTGCAAGTAAGCAAGCTGAAGAGAGTGGACAAACTATTACACAAGTTGAAGATAAAGCAAATGAACAATCGCAAGTTGAAACTGCTGATAATGAAACTCCAATAGCTAGTAATTTAGGGGAATCTACATTTCTTAGAATGACTTCTCCCTTTTTCAAAAATGATTATGAATAACTAATTTGTTAAATAAATAAAGATTAAGATATGGCATTCGCACTATTTGTAAGCAGAAACGATATAATTAAAAATACACCATTAGGTGGAGCTATTGATGCTGATAAGTTAATTCCCTTCATCAGAACAGCGCAAGAGAAATATATTCTTAATTTATTAGGAACAATACTTTACAACTCATTACAAACAAAGATTACTGCTGGTAATGTTACCGGTGATTATCAAACACTTTTAGAAGATTATGTTAAACCAACTCTAATATGGTATGGTTGTACTGAATTTATTCCATTCTCTTCAATTGATTTTAAATCATCAGGAGCAGTTAAGCATTTGAGTGAACAATCAACTTCACCAACTAAGAATGAATTAGATTATCTTTTGTCAAAAGCTTTGAATAACGCAGATTATTATGCAACTCGTATGCAAGATTGGTTAATATCAACATCTAATGCAGGTGGCATACCTGAATACTTACAGGTAACGGGAGACCAAACTGAGGTATATCCAGATAAGAGTTCACAATATTATGGCGGGATTCACTTCTAAAATAAAGTATTATGCCATTATTAAATGAAACTAGCAATTATTGTGTTCTTTATGTATTCTTAGAATATTGGAAAACAATACTTAAAAATCATCCATCTATTGGATTTGTATCACAGTGAGATGTATTCTCAACTGATATAAAAGAATTCCCTATGTATCCATTAGCTAATGTTTATATAGATGAATTAAAGATTGTACCAAAGACTGTAACTTATTCATGTGTACTTACTATTGCTGATAAAACTAAGTTAATCAATGTAGACTCAATTGATGCTACTAATAAACAAATTATTCCATATGAAGGTATAGATGATTTATTAGATATATACGCAAATACAAATGGTATAATTAATGATGTTCTTGCATTTACAAATAACTTTGGCCAATTTGAATTAGGAGAAGTAACTTGTATTCCATTTGTTGATAGATTTGATAATGGATTAGCAGGATGGGTAGTATCATTTGATGTAACAGTTCCAAATAGCTGTTTTTCATATTGTACACTCAATCTTAATCCATAATGACACTTCAAGAAGCTTTAGCAAAAGTAATTCCTACTGTTAGGAATAATATAAGAGATAATCTAAGTGGTAAGGGTAATAGACAACTTAAAAGAAATTATAAGTTAGATACACCATACTTAAAGCA